ACAGGTGAACACCAAAAAATGGTGAGCAACTGCAAAAGAGGCCCATGATGAATAGGCTCCCATTGGGTTCCCTACTTGGTAGACAAGTCTACCTAGTTTGGATTCAAAAGGATAACCAATCATTATGTTCTTCCAGTGTTTAACGTACTCATAACCTAGCTTTGCTTCTAAAACATCACCAATATAATCAATAGGAAATCTATCAGTAGCGGCCGTGAGGTCAATACTGTAGAATACTTTTGATAACTTGATTTTGTTATAGAAGCTACCCTGATCAAAGGTACAATCCTGTGGGATTACTTTTAAGCAATCAAATAACCAATGATGCAATGGCTTGAGTACGGTCTGTGACCAGTAATCAAGTATTGCGATCACTCTCACCTTCATTTCCTTATCGGGGAACCAGGTTACTTTCCTGTAACTTCTTCCTTCGATGGGAAAGATAAGTGAGAGTTTGGATTTGAGAGCTAAAAGAGTATCTATGTGAGAAGAGACTTCAGGACCTCCCAAGAATTTTATACTATCTATCAGCATAGCTGGTAGGCAATACAAGTCTTGGAGGGATGACCACAAACCTTGCCCGTTAGGGCCAGATTTACTGGTCATATGAAATCTTTTCCACAAGATACGATTGTTCGAGATATTCTTATTTCGACCACTTAATTCCTTCCAAAACTCTATAACGTTGGTTTTAAAGCCAACGGCATATTGTAAAGGAAAGCCAGGAGTAGTAATAGGAGTTAAATCCGGTACTACACCTAAATTTAATGACCTAGTACAGTATAATATTGTGAGCAATAACGGCAGGTATAACCTGGCGGAATTGATTTCACGCAATACTGGAATTAGGTTACCAAATATCAGTGGTATTCCATCTTTAGTGAGGCCAACCCCAGAAGGATTTACTTTATTACCTGAAAGGTAATTCAGTAAACACGATCTTACTCTCTTGACATAGTCAAGAAAGTATATCGGTCCCCGTGTTTCTAAAACACAGGACAATCTGGGAATCACTTCTAATATTATCGACGAGTTTGTTTGTGAATGAAAATTCACCAGCCAAACCACCACTTTATAAGTGAAGCCCAAAAGCTGTTCTACCTTGCGGTAGGCACTATATGGTTTTCTTCTCTTATTCATGTGGTTAGATATGCAAGTTTGAAGTCTCATGCTAGACAGGTGACGCCCAAGCACATTGTCTTGGGTGCGTTGCCCCCCTAAAGGGGG